AAGTTGTCCACATGGTCCCAAAACTGGAAGGCGTCGGCGTTTTTGTATTCGCCCACCTTGCAGCCCATCTCGCGGGCAATGTCTAGGGAGCGGTCTGGCTCCCTGCCGCCACAGGCGCGGACAACGTAAATGTGGGGCGTCAGCTTCTGAAAAGCCGCGATGAAACGCCCGATGTAACCCTCGCTATTGCCAGTGATAGCGACCAACGCCAGAGAATGCTGTGTGTCCATTCGCGCACGGCGCGCTTGTCAACGAAACCAAAAGCAAAACCCCCGGCTGATGCCGGGGGCTTGCTGAACACACGAACCAGAACCAATCTTTAGGCGCTGCGACCCAGAATCTTGAGGCCGGCAGTGATGCCGTAAGTGAATCCGCCGACCACCTCGAAGTTGAGGAAGTGCGTGCCGTTCGCCGTATTGTAGTGGCGACGATACCCGAGGCCGATGCCGCTGACGGGATCAACGATGGTGCGGGCCTCCAGATACTCTGAAGGAGCCTGCGGGGCCAAGGTGCGAACCGCCACGGCCATGGCCGAGGGATGCACCGCGAAGCCCGCGAGCGTGATGCTGCTGCCCACGCTGGTGGCAGGGATCAGGGTGCTCTCGTAAACATCCATGCCGGCGATGCGGCGGATGTTGCCTTCACGCACGCCTTCGGGGCCGAAGTTGAGGTTAGCCAGGATGTTGGTGCTGTCGGACAGCAACGCATCGTAGAAGTCGGGATCAAGGAAGAGCGCCCGATCATTCATCGGAGCCTTGGCCTTGGTCAACTCCAAGCGCGCCTTGCGGACCTGACTCATGCCAAAGCTGGCGATGGTCGAGCTGGTCGCAATCGCACCGTAGTTGGCCGTGGTGATCATGGCCCACGCGCCGCTGATGAAGGCCTGGGCAACCGCACGGCCCTGCTCTGCGCCAATCTGGGCGAGCATCTGAGGCGTGAGGGCCGAGGACTTGCTCCACTGGGTGTCCGTGAAATCAACGGTGGACAAGAAATGCTTGTCGATGGTGACTTCGCGGGCCGACAGGGTCACGTCGCCGTCCGCACCTTCGTAGGTGTTGGCGAACGTGGTGGCGGTGATCGAGGAGATGAGCGGGATGCTCACGACTTCGCCCTTGCGTGCGGCTTCGGCGTTATAGTTAACGCTGAAAGCGGACAGGGGATGCAGGGAATCAACAAACGCTTTGAGCGCCGCTGAACTGATGATGTCGTCGTTTAGACCAGTGATGGAAGCCATGATGTTTTACTTGTTGGATTTGAGTTTGCTGATGAGGGAAAAGTCGCGGGCTTCGAGAGCCTTGCGAACGATTTCAAATTTGGTGGCGCGGTCGCCAGCGGCGTAAGCGTCTTCGACAGAAACGGCGGAACCGTTGCCGCTGATGGCGTTGTCGCCGCGAGCGGCGAGTTCGACCTCAAGGGCCGAGAGCTTGTTAAGGGCCGCGTCGAGCTTGGCCGACATTTCCGAATCAACGGGTGCGGCAACAGGAGCGGGTGTTTCGTCTTGCGAAGCGGCAATGCCGTCCACGGTGGACTTGAGATCGGCAACCGAAGCGGTCAACGCTTCGATGGCGGCTTGCGCGTCGAACTCAACTTTAGCGACAGAAGTATTTTCGGTCATGCCCACTGCGGCAGTGTCAACTTTGGGCGCGGCCTCAGGCTCCGATCCTGCGCGAAATACACCGTCAGGATTGGCTGCCGGGCGGCTGACCAGATCCACGCTGACCAGCTCGGACACCCTGGCAAAACGCTTGCCGTCCTGCTCGTCGGGCTGCCCGCTGAAAGTCATGCTGAATCCCACGCGGTTGGGCGCTTTGTTCAAAATCTCCGAGTAGAAAGACGCCTGCGGGTGCGAGCCAAGCAGATCGAGGTCGGCGCGGAGTTGGTCTTCGACGATGCGGAAGTTCGACAGAAAGCCGATCAAGCTATCAATGCTTTCGTCGTGATCGACAAACACTTTGACCGGGCTGCCCGCCTTGCCGGCCTCCTCGGCCTGCAACAAAGTTACGTCATCAACCATCATGCTGTGACCGAGTGCGGGGCCGACCGTTGCCACGCTGATGCCTTCAAAATTAAGCGAGTCCATACTCGCTTGCCCTCATGTCAAGGGGTCGGCTTCTCGGTCTTCTTGCGGCGGTAAAGGCGTTTCCGCTTTTTCGGCAAGGCAAGTTCGGTTGGTTCTTCCTTGGATTCCAACTGTGGCGCGACCACGGCGGGCGCCTCTGACTCATCAACCAAAAGCGGCTGCGGCTGCGCCTGCTCCACGCCGATCATTACGCCGAGGTCGGCAGCAAACTCACGCTCGGCAGCAATTTCAGCCACGGCCTCTTTCCAATCAATGCCCTGCTCGCCAAAGAAATCCGAAAGGGTCATCAAGCCCGCTTTCACGTCATCCCGGCGGGCGGTCGCCTCGCGGCCCACGTCCACGGTGATGCTGCGCGGTGTCTGCCATCCCACTTGCTGCCAGCCGGCGACCATTGGCAATTCGCGGCGAGAAATAGCGCGGGCGATAGCGTAGCGCCACAGCTTGGACAGGAACGCATTGACCAGCACATCTTGACGGGCAGCAAAGCAACGCGCCGCCTTCTGAATGATAAACCGCTGCGCCACGCCGCCGATGGCCGAAGTATCCCAGACAAATTCGTAAGGCAGACCAAGGCCAATGGCCGCTGCCCGAATGTATTGCTCAAGGTGCTTGTCGAGCTTCTCATTCGGCCTATTCATTACGAAGGATTGAATGTCCTCCGAGTTCTTCATGCGCGGAACTAGGCCGCCGCCGAAAATGCTTTCGCGGGTCAGGTTGCCGTTGCTGTCCTTGCTAAAGTCGCCAAGGAAGCCCTCCGCGCCGATGTTGCCCGTAGAATTTTTGATAACGAGGCCAATGCTGCTGCCGGCCTTGGCCGCCATCATCTCGAAGCGCAGCAACTCGTCGCGGTCTAGGACGCTGTTAAGGGCCACGCCGATGGCAGGATAGCCGCGCACCTGGTCCGAGCGTTCGGGCTCGTAGACGTGAAGCATCACGTCTGCTTTAACTTCGCGGTGACGGCGCGGGTATTCGTCCCCTTCCCCGATAAAATAGCCCAGCGGGCGCTGAAACTTGTCCAGCTTCACGCCGTCCACCACGCCGTTGTTGTTGGCTGCGGTGTCGGGCGACTCGATGCGGTGGGCCTCCACGATTTGCACAGCAGGAGCGCCGTCTGACTTGGCTGTGAGCACGGCAAAGATTTCGCCGTCGCGGTCAATAGCTTCGGAAACCAGCATTTGAAGCGAACGCATATCGTGCCGCCCGCTAATCTCCGGCGAGCGCGCCCAATTTTCCCACCAAGCCTCGGCAGCATCGTCCCACGCTTGGTCGCCAGACATGGCCTGCGGGCGGATACCGATGCCGCTGCCCACCGAATACATGGCTTTGTCACGCACCGCGCCCCTGACTATCGCGTTGTTGTAGAAACACTTGCGCGATAATGCCATGAGGCGGGTGCGGTCGTAGGAGGAAAGGTCAACTTTGGAGTCCTGGGCCTGCGCGTAAACCCATCCGCGCTCTTCGCTGCGGTGGTTGACGGCCTCAATCATGCGCGAAAAGCCAAAGGCGGCGGCCACGCGGTCAACAAATTTGGTCTTCATGTTCTATTAGGAAAGCGCATCTGCGTGACGCGGGAGTTGCCAATCGTGCCGGCGTTGACGGCCAAAGCTGTTTCGATTAGACCCAGCATATCCCAGCAGGAATAGGTTTGCTGAAGCGTGACGCTGCGCCCGCCAACGCTGGAGCTGACCACAAATGCCTGGCTCGCCCCGCCAGACAGGATCTGCGCCTTGCAGGAGGCTTTAAGCTGGGCGAGTTCTGAGGCGCTAAAGACTTCGGATAAAATGGCGGCGTCCGTCACGCACTCGCGGCCTGTGTCAAGAAACGGGCTGCTCGCTTAACGCTTGCCCATAGGACGAAAGCAGCGGGCAGGACGCAAGAGCAACCCAGTCGGCAGCGTCTTCGTCGTAGTAGTAATCATGCCATGTTAGATGGCCGGATCGCAAATGCAGCTTGATCGCTGGCAAGTCTATTGGCCCCAAATCCTGCCCGTCTTTGGCCACCCGGATTCTGGTCGATTTTTCCACCGCCTTGGTTTTGTCCTGGGCGGTGCGGAAGTCGGGGCCATAGCGAACCACCAGCCAGCCGATTGGCCCTAGGAGCAGGCCAAGCACCACCCCTTCCGTCGAGCGTCCCTTTTGGCTGCCGATGAAATATCCGATCACTCCGAACACCGCCCATAAAAGTAAGAAGGTCATGTTGGATTTTGGGTTGCTACATTAAATTGAGACATGATTGAGTCTATCAGCACAAGCCCCATCTTTTCACAGTCGGCCAAATGGTTTTCGCCCAGGCGGGTCCACTTGGCCACGCCTTCTTTCTCGACCAGCGCCTCGCCCTGCAACTGTGTCACATAGTCCTTGGCAATGTCTCGCGGCAGATACCATTTGCCCCGCCCATCACGGAGCACATCGTGGTAAAGCCGCGCCTGCCAAAACTCGGCGTCGAATTGCAGCATCCAGATATTGTGGCCAGCCCCAAGGATTTGCTGGAACTTCCACGGCTCCCGCAGTCCCTGGCTAACCGTGCGCCCCTTGGCCGCGCAAAAGAGGCCACCCGAGCGCGCCACGAAGTCGTAAACGCCCGCCGGGGTCTTGGCCGCATAGCCCGAATCAACCACACCCTTGAAGCATTTGTAGTGGCGGAACTTTTCCATGATCAGATCCCAGCCAATCGCCGCGCCGTAATCGACAAGGTAGCTGCTGCCGTCCTCGTGCAGTTCGCGGATAATCCACCACAGCTCGGTCTGTTGAACGTCCACGGACATAATGCGGCCCAGCATCTTGCCCTCGGGCGGCTCTCCGATGGTGTAGCGCGGCGAAGCGTCCACCCGCTCGCGGATCATGGCCGTGGTGATAAGGGAGCCGGCGGCTTTCCACGGGAGGGCCAGTTCGCGGTTGTAGAAATCTTGCAACCCGCCGGGCGTTTCGCGGTCTTGGAGAAACTTGACGGCCAAGTCCGACCACTTGCGCCACGGAGCGTAGAGTGACGATAGGTGGTAGCTTCTGCGCCCTGGCTCGGCGGCTAAGTCAGTCGCCCGCCACTCGCCACGCTCCAGCATCTGCGCCTTGTCGGCCTCGGTGTGCGCGTGGTCGCAAGCAGGGCAATGGCATCGCGCCGACTCCGCGACAAGCTCCATGTTCCACGCGGAATCTTGCTTGGCCTCCTGCGACCATTTGATTGTCTCCCACTCCATGACGAACGCTTCGCCGCAGCCGGCGCACGGCACAAAGTATTTGCGCTGGTCGCCTTTGAGCCATTCCTCCCAAATCGCGCCGTCCTCGTAGGTCGGGGTCGAGGTTGTGATGATGATATGCTGCGGATAGGTGGCCACGCGGGCTTCGGCTAACTGCAAAGGTGCTGACTCCTTACCGCCTTTAGCCGGGAACTTGTCCAGCTCGTCCATGCACAGCGCGGCAATCGAGCGCGAGGAAAGCGAGGCCGGCGAGTTGCTGCCGGTGAACCACACGCTCATGCGGTCAAAGTGCTGCTCAAGGAGTCGGTATTTGTCAGGGTCAGGCTCTTTGTGTCGCGCCAGCGTCGGGTTCTGGTCTATCAGCGGCATCCATCGCGTCTCGGAGAATGACCGCGCCAAGTGCGTCGAGGGCATGACCCAAAGACAGGGCGCGGGGTCGTTGTCCAATTTGTAAGCCATGCCCACGATGATGGCCGTGGTCTTCGAGGTCTGCGCGCCCCAGACAAGGGCCAGCCGCCGAACGCGGTCATCGGCAAAACATTCCAGCACTTCCCGCACATACGGCGTGCGTGATGTGAGGTAGCTGCCGGGCTTGTTGGTGATGCGTTCCGACAGCTTGAGGTTGCCCTCGGCCCACTCCACCACCCCGAGCTTGGGCGGCTCAAGGGTCACGGCCCTCGCCTCGCCCCAGGCAAAGTCTAGCCCGTTGCGGTCGCCTCGCTCAAGGAGCTGGGCAATGTCCCCAGATGCTTCTTCATCAACTCCGTGGCCTGACGCCCCCACGGGAACGTCGAGAAATCCTGTCTCAGTGCCGAGACTAGCGAGCGGATCGCTGCCACCGTCTCCTGTTTGTTGAGCGTGGCATTCTTCATCGCCAGAAATGCCGCCAACTCCTGCTCGGCCTGCGCTGCCGCCTTGCGGCTGTCTCGCCACGCCCCGGCCAGCTCGGCCACGGATCGGCTGTTCATGTCCTGACTGTTGGCCGCCGCCTTCCACAGCTCGTAGTGGCGGATCTCCCCCTCGGCGGCGCGGTCCAGCCTTGGCTTTGCCCCCATTGCTAGGTTTTCCGAGGCGACCACTCCGCTGATTCTTGCCCCTTTGTTTCGGCGCACGTTGGCCGCTATCCACGCCTTCGCTGCGTCCACTGAGTCCACCGGCATCCCCCGGCTTTTCCAGACGGACACGCTCGCTGGATTTGAGTCGAGGGCGTTGGCTAATTGGGTCTGGGTCAGGGCCATTGGGCATCAGTTAGGGCTTTTGCGAGTCGCATTATCAAAATGGCTTATTGAGACAAGGTTGAGTCTGATAGTTGTTTATCTCGACCATTCGCAAAAAACTATGGCCTAATTCCTGCCTGTCGTGACCTCCACGCGCTCTC